ACCATCGCCGCCGCCTTAGATAATGCACATTCATTCTCTGCGTGTGAGAATCTAGCTATTTTAAATGTAAACTTTTCGTCCGCTATAGTCGTTTCCGTTTCGATTATAGGCGTGAAAAACTTACGATCCTTTAGCCTTGCTATTAAGTCTGACATAATATTTCCCCTTTATTGTTGTCATTTTATGAATAAGACGACGCTATGTTATTAACTACTGATGCTGTGAAATACCCTGTGCCGCCCATGCTTGCAGGCTGCGTAGTTACGCTTAAAACGTTAAATGTAAACGTAGGCTGCATTAGTTGGTTATTGCCTGGGATGTCATACCCTGTAGGCATTTGGCCGACATGCTCAAGCTGTGCAAAGCGCATTAATATTTTAGAGTTTAAACCTGAGCCGATTTGATCTCCTACTACTGCAAGCTCTGCCATTTTGCGATCTGATGCTAGCCAATCCGCTATGCCATCAATTTGCGCGTTATCTACTTCTGACATTTGGAATGAGATAGTAGATTGAATTAGCCCTGCTTGATGTGGTTCTAGTGTGTATGCTGAATCAGCGCCGCGCAGTACGTTACGACGTTGTAGCGGCCTGCTCATGCTCAGGTTAAAATTCATTATTGCTTTATTGTCTGCACTAGATAGCGCTACGCTTGAGCTATAATCATCGAACCTAAAGTAAGTGCTAGATGTAGCATCCACGCCGCCCAATACTGCTGGCTCATAGGTTGTTGGATAACTAAGCCCAGATAAATCAGAAACGCTATTAGTAGCTGAGGCATTATCAACAACGCGCGACGCAATGCCTGTGCACGTAAACGTTCCTACTGTATTAGCGCCCCATTGAATAGAAATGGACGCTGGTTTAAACGATGGGATTTCTAGCACGTAGTCATCTTCACAAAGCCAAGCTAGGGTTACAAACTTAGTAGGACTAGATGCCATTTGCATAACGTGTAAATAATCGCCTTGCCCCCCGGTTTGCTCCGCTGGTGAGCCTGTTGAGCTACCCAAGAAAGCGGCTAATAGTTTAAGCCATAATCCCTCGTGAGTAATGTCTGCGCTAATTGTAACGTCGCATTCTTGATTAAGCTTGATTCGACTGCGCTGAAAGTTATCAAAGCCTATATCTCTTACTTCGTGTTCTCCAAAACGAGCATTTACCGAGAAGTTAGACACTCTAAAGAGTTGGCCGCCGCTGGTCATATCTGACGCTGTGTCCCAAGTTGCGCCAGTCTTAATGCCTACAGTTGATTCATTAGTGCCTATTGATGCCATAACGTCCTCTTAGTAATTAGGTTGTCTCTTTATTGCTGAAAATGAAATTGTGCCTACTAAAATAATATCTGTTCCCAAGTCCGAGCGCCTAGATAACGAGCTGCTAATCGGGTTTCTAATTAGATTCACCATTGAATTTAATGTTGCGCCCATGTCTAAAATTACTTTTCTTGCCACTACTAAATTATCTATTAAGCTATTAATCCCTGCGCCGTTTGTTTCTATTGCTTGATATATTTGCACTGTAACTCTGTATGTTCGCTCTCTAAGCTGCCCTGCTCCAATTTCCGCATCATCTCCCTCGACTTGCACGCCGATTGCCCTTGCAAGCTTTCTCCCTGATACATCCGACATAAGATACGCTGTGCGATTTTCGCCCGTCTCATAATCAATGAGGTAGTCTTTAATGTTCCCGCCCTGCTTATCGAATCCAAAATATAAAGCCGACTCTTTGAGCGCTTTAACGATTCCATTTCTAAGCGTTGATTCATGGCTAATACTCATCTGACTATCGCGGCGTATCCGCTCGAATGTTTAACTAAATCTGCTGATTCTGGGTATGTTTCCTCTTTTACTGATACCGGAGTAGACGCGAATACTTCCTCGTAATCTGCTTTGTATTCCTGGGCTTTGGTTAGCCAAAACTGGCTTTCTGCTCCTGAAATTTCACGGAAAATATGATAAAGCGTTAGGTATTTAACTGCGTCGTTTAACTCTGATAAATCATAAGCTGAACCTAAAGGAATGTTTAAGCGCTTAAGCTTTCTAAATACTCGCTCTCTGCTGTGGCGTATAAAGTCATCTACTTGCTGTTCTGTCTTTAAATTCTCTACTCTGTTCTCCATTTCTACTATGTCGTCGTAGGATACGGACACGCGCGACGCCCAGGCATCCGGTCGGTAAACGCGAATTATATCATCTACGAATTTAACTTCGCCGCCTAAATCAAATCTAAAGCTAATGACTACATAAAAGTTATCATAAGGCTCTGTGCTATGAGGCGTGGCGTCTGTTAGTGAGGCAAAGGCTATAGAGTATTCATCATCTCCTAGCGAAGTCCACGAAGTTACAGCCGAGCCAACAAAGCCGCCTAGCGCTGCTGCTGAATCTGTTTTTTGTGCTTCTGTTGGAGCTGTGGAATAAATACGTGCTGAAACTAATTCATACGGTGTTAGACGCTCCCCATCTATTTGTGGGGTAAAAATATAGTCTAATGCTTTACCGTAAACATGCTTCATTACGCTTCATCTTCTGACTGTATAAGAACTCGACTAGCTTGAAGTGCTGCAATAACTTTGCCTAAGATGTTGTTTGTATGGGCAAGTGATGCGGTGCTTGCGTTATAGCTAAGTACTGGCGCACTTGTAATCGAAGCTGTAACGCCTGAAACGTCGATATAAGGCCGAGTGCCGGACGTTTGTAAAAGCCCGCTTTGTAACGATACTTGTCCAGTAAAGCTAACGAATTGATCACTGAATGTAGTTCCGTCTGTTGCGCTCATTTTTGATTGCTCCTGTCTGTGTAATCTGCTCGTTCATAAACTTGCTTTTCTATTTCACGATACGTCGGGTGATTGCCCTTTTTTTGCTCGTGCTCATAAAGGTTTTTTGTCACTACATCGCGTGCTAGCTTTCTATTTTCTTCACGTTCCCTAGTATTATTAAAGTCGTCTTTCATTTAGATTTTAGTTAGTTTCTTTAATGATGCGCCCTTCTTTTCCGCCCACATTTTTAATTCTGAACTAAATATATTCTTTAAATCCCTAGCTAGTTCGTTGTATTCCTTCTGATTCGGGAAATTTCCAAACTCTACAATGTCACGGCCTCGGCTCTTAATGTCTAGCCATCGGCTAAATCTTTTAAGCGCTCCGGTTATTGGTACATCGGCAAATTCGTAGTTTCCCGTTTCAGTCTGCTTGTCCAAACCATCCGTATGGTCTGATTTATTGTTATAAGTGGTGCTCATTCCCGCTTTATAACCAATCCTTACATACGGATAGTTCGGCGCTGGTGAAGTTAAATCCAAGCTCATTATAATTCCCCTTTATTAGTTAATATTAAGTATCAGATAAAACTTTGCAGTTTGCAGTATCTCGATACAATGCGACTTCGTAAAAGTAATAAGTAGAAATTTCATCCCAGAAACCACCGGAACCTACAAATGTAACGTTGGTGTAAAACTGCCTACCTGTTCCAATCGCTAAGCCCCATCTAGGATGAAATACGTTTGCTACGTCGTCGCCACCTGATGTTGGTAGTCCAGACGTATGATATAGCTCGATGCCGCTAAAATTACCTACTAATCCGTTAGCTTGTGGCACTCCTGCAATAAGCGATAGTAAGGAATCATTTGAAAATGCACTTGCAGTAATAGAAGTGATTTCTTTTTTGATTTCGTTAATGCCCTTGTAGTCAAATACCCCTGCTAGCTTTTGGCCATTAGCTGCGCCTTTCATTGCTGCTCTTACTGTGTATTCAGCATCAAGAAGGTTATTCTTTGTTAGGGTTGTAGACGCTGTAACCGAGTTTGTTACTGAGCTAAACAATCCTAACGCTGAAACGTCAATAAGCGTAGCAAGCGCTGCGCCCTGTTCGGCTAAGTGTCTGGCAATAGATGAATCAGACGGACTAGCTGTAAACTCCTGAGCTTCTACGGTGTTCTTAGATACAGCTACGCCTTTACCCCAAGTAAGCGTTACAGCCGTATCAGTTAGCTCGTTGTCACCATCGAAAGTAACAGACGCACTTTCTGACTTATCCTCTGCGACTAGCACACCAGCAATAGGTAGTTTCTTAGTGATTGCATTAACTGGCTGCTCTACAAGAGTAGCTAGATTAAGCATTAAAGTGGTATTAGTAAACGCAGGGCTTAATACCGAATGAACTGCATTACCTATACCAATAAAATTACCGCGTTCTGTCTCGTATGCCATTTTAATTTACCCTGGTTTATTACTGCCTGCCCCTAAGCAGATTACTATTAGCGTTTAAAAATTCATCCCTCAATTTCGGGTTTTCTTTAAATACCTTTTGCTGTTCTTCACTTGAAAGATTAGCAATGTCATTAACCCCTATTTGAGCGCCTTGATTAGTGCTGCCATTATTAACCGGGGTTCCTGTGCCACCTGGTTTTGTAGCTGCCTTTAACCAAGGTCTTTCTTCTATAAAGCTTTTAAAAAATGCTTGTGGGTTACTATCTCCATTAAGCATTTTAAAATCGTCGTTTCCGTCGTCGTCTATTTCTAAGTCGTATTGCTCACGAGTTAGTTTAAACACTGCGTCCGGATCTACAACGTTTAAGCCTTTTAGAAATCCTGTTACTTTATCCTGTAACAATCGTTCTTTTAGCTTTCCTCTAGCTTGTCCAAGCTTAGATTCTAAGTCTGCTTCTTTCTTTTTAAAGTTTGCTTCAAGAGTTTGCAGACGATGTTCTAGTTTTGATTTTTCATCGGTATTGGTGCTGCCTTCTAGCTCGGTTATTCTGTCCTGAAGTTCTCCGAGTTGGCTTTCAAGTGCGTGTTTATCGCTCTTGATTTTGTCGCGTTGCTTCCAAGCTTTACGCGCTTCTGCTTCCCAATCACGATCACCGTCATCGTCCGATGTGCCTTCCGGCGTGGTAGGTTCTTTAGCCATGTTAGATTATCCCCTTATTTTATTCAAGTAGTTTTTAATGAGTCGAGTAAAAAATTTTGCCATGCGTCCGCTAGCTTTTCCACGATAGGCGATACGTCCTTTTGCTCATCTAGTTCAAACCATTCTGTGAATCCGCGATCATGCAAGTCTTGTGCTAGGTCTGCGTTACTTTGGACGCTAGAACTGCTTGTAGGGATGCTAGCTTTTTTTGTCTTTCGTTTTGCCCCACCAGTTGCTTTAACTCCTGTGCCTCTAGGTCGTTGTAATGATATAAGTTTTACGTCTGTTCCTGGTAAAGTGTTGCTGATTTTCTTTGATGGTTTGGTATTCTCTGCGCTTGTTCTTTGTCGTTGCGGGTGATTGCCTTGAAAGAATATCTCAGCGCCTAACTCCTTATTATCTATCTGCACGCTTGCAAGCATTGCGCCGCTTAGCGTTAAATCAACAATGTTTCCGCGACCTGCACCGAAGCGTTTATTTTTAAAATCCCTGTAGCCTGGACTATAACCACTTAGTTTTATTGATCCGCCGTGAACGTTCTTCCCCTCTTTCCAAGCTTGATTCCAGCGCGAAAGTGTAGAAAACGCGTGTAATTGTAAAAGCTTAACCATAACTGGTTTAAACTCTAAATCAGTAAAGCCGAATTCAGGCACTTGTATTCTAATTGCCACGAGTAATAAACCCCCTTGCTACTGCGTCCTCTGTTGGAGTCGGAACCCATCTGTGACGACAATTCCAATGACCGCCGAACACTATGGGATCTTCTCTAAGTCCGTCGACCATATCTATTGTTCTTTCATCATCATACCACATATTCGGCACGCCATGTTTACCCTGGCTTAGAATAGCTCGGCACTGGTCGCTCGTTACTGAGTCTAGCACTCCTACGTATTCGTAAATTTCTATGCCAAGCTCCTGGGCTTTTAGATTCGTAGTGACTCTTTGGAACTGTTGATACGAATCAACTACTAATGTTTCTAGTTGGTTTGGATTAAGATTAGATGCGTATTGGCTAACGTTCGTTATGATATTTTCAGTTGGAATATTACCGAAAATTCCCTGTAGTAGTTGCTGGTTTAGAGGCTGAACTAGCTGTTTATTCTTTAGCACGTCGACTTGATATACTTGCAGTTTTACATAAGCTTCTAGCGCTTGTGCTGATGCTCGGTTTAGTTTCTTGCCTAAGTCTTGGACTGTAAAAGTGTTTAGCGCTGATTCTGCAAGTGGTGGGAAGTTCTTTTGATAGTCTTGTAGTAAATCGGTATAGCCTGAGCCGTTAACTATCTTTAAAATGTCGTCCTGTATTGTAATTGCTTGCGCTAAGCGCTTTCTGCCTGCTGCGTCAAACTTGTCTGTGTTATTAACATATAACTCCATTTCCCTTGCTACTGTTGAATACATGCGCCTGATTTGGCGTATTAAGTCTGATTGAATTGTAGAAAGATATTTATTGTTGCGTTCAATCTCTGCTGTTATTTCTCTAAGGCTTGCCATTTTTAGCGCTTAATAAGTACTTTGAGCTGTTCTTCCATTCGTGCAAGTCTTTCGCCCCTTTCACTAATGAGTTCTCTGTTTTTTGCGACTTGGTTATTAATGGTGGTGATTGCTTGGTTGACGTTTTGATTTGTGGTGTCAAGCTGCTTATCGAATCTTTGGAATCTTTCTTGGAGCGAATCAAAATTCTTATCCAGCGAATACCCAGCAATAAGTAACAACAACCCAACAATAAAATTGAGAACTTGAACAGGCTCATTTTTTAATATTTCCTTCATGTTTTTGTTTCCGTTGTTAATGAGGAAAATAAACTATTATCCGATGGTGTCGTAAGCGTGTTAGTGCCGAATGACCCACTGAATAACTGCTGAGGCTGCGCTTTGTTTATCGCTTCAAGTAGCTTAGCTGCTGCGTCCTCTGGCGTATCCCCTGGCTCGCCTATTGCCCCCCGTCTAATAATTAATCGCCTTAAGATTTCTTTTTGCAGGTCTAATACTCCTAGTTGTGATGCTATGGAGTTGATTACTAGATTGTCTGCTCTTTCTTCCTCTGGATCGTCTAGGCCATATTCACGGGCTATTTTAATATTCGATTCGATGCTACCTACGCCCTCAAATAGCGCATGAAAACGGAAGATTTCGTTAAATGTTTCCTCAATTAAATCTAGCGTATCATCATAGAATTTGCGACGCGCTACCATGTCCTTTTGTTTTGACTCCGCGCTTTGTACTTGGCGCGTATCTTCTGCAAGCTGGTTTAGTTGAAATAGTCCAATCTTTGTAGCTCGTTCTTCGTTGTTTGCAATATCATCTGTTAGATTATCTGTGCTTCCTGCATTTACTACATGCAGACGCGCGTTCTCGTTTGATACGGTTGCTACTGTTCGCTCATTCCATACTGCTAGTTCTTCTGGCTTAATGCCTGTTCCCATTACCCGCTGATGCTCTTGGTAATACATGATGTTGTCTTTAGTAGACTGCTTGTTAAGATTAATCATGTTTAAATGCGCTACATCTTTGAGCACGCTATCCGGTGCGCCGTCGCCAATCATAACGAATGGGATTTCTTCTAGTGTGCCTGGGAATTGCTCGATGACTTGCCACATGCCGTCTTTGTTAGTTGTGGGCTTTCGCTCTAATATTGTAACTGTAAAAACAGATTCGTTTTCTTCTATTGAGAATTTACGGATGCGGTCAAAACTATCGCCTTTCTCGTCTATTCGTGGTGGTTCTTTTAGGTATATTTGCTTTAATTTACCGCGTCGCAAGCCTTCTGTGAAGTATTCAAAGTTATAGATTTCTGCTGCTGAATAAACTACTTCATACGATTTTTGATTAAGGATTTGCTCTTGTAACTCACTCTCTGCATTAGCTGATTTAGGCGCATCAACTAACATTCCGGCACGTCCGAGCTTGATGAACTCATATAGAAAATTACGCACCATGCGCTTAGCTGGTATTCTAAAGCCTGTGGCGTCTATTATAATTGGATTTAGTTTAGGGTTTGAATCTATATTACCCCAGGTTATGCCCTGCGATAAATGCGATAGGTGAATATCTAATATGGGTTTGCATAGGTTTTTATTTTGCAGGCGTTCGGTGCGGCCAAGAAAGGATTTAATTGCGTCGTCTGTTGTTAATCGCTCTGAAGGATATGGAATTAGATATTTCTTGACGTTCTTAATGCGGCCATCTACGAAGTTGTCGACTAGCTCCCAGGTGTCTTTGCCGTCTATGTAGCTCTGATGGTATTTTACTTTTTCTTCAGCCATAGTTTAGTTATAAAGGTTTACTCCCCCTGGAACTGGTGCAATCACAGGCATAATCTCATGCACTAAATAACCTAGCGCGTCCGAAGCGTGCGTGTGTAAATCCTTCCCCTTTGGCTTGAATATCCCACCGTTATCATTATAGGTGGTGATCTGTAAAGATTGTATAAGCTTAGGGCATTGTTTGGCAACTATTAAACGATGCTTTTCATTGGTAAGCGGATTCGTGGCAAGTTGGCGATTCATTGCAATTATGCGTTCTGTGATTAGCGGGTTGCAGCGCTTAGCCTCTATTTTTACATTAGAATAATATTTCTTTAGGGTTTGCTCTACGTAATCAAAGTCTGAATACCATGATTGCGAGGTGCGCGTGTAGCCTGCTGCGTCGCCATAGACTCTGATTCTAAGGTCTCGGTATTGCGCTGGTGGAAATTGATTAACGAATTGCTGCGCGGCTTCCTCTGTTGTTCTGCTCATTTGCTCGTTTTCAGCTAAGCAGAATAGGTAATCGTCTTTTTTAGCTGACGCTACCCAAGCGACTTGCCCAGGGTTAAAATCCCAAGTGAGGTATAAAGTATCACCATTCTTAATCTTAGGCGGGCTTGATGTGACATTCTCATCCGTGAAGTCATAAACCGTATTCTCTGAGAAGGGAATAAATAAGCCGAATGCGTGGGCTTTCCATAGCTTTTCGTTATGGCCGTATGCAGATTTTAGGTTATCTAGGACTTGTGGTTTAAGTATCGGGTTTTCCTGCGTTGCTGCAAACATAACGAGCGTATCCTCGTTATATTTAAAGCGTGGCTCTCCAAAGAAATACTCTCCATCTGTCTTGTAATCCCGTGATGCAAAGCGCTGAAAATAAGCTGTGTGGGCTCCCTGAGATACTCCGGTAAATAATACCTGTAGGATGTTAGCTTTAGGATCTCTTATACGCTCTACAACTTGGTAGAATACTTCATCGCGTAGGAATCCAGGTTCGTCTATCCAAGCGTGGGATAGGTCATAAGCTACTATGTTTTTCCAGTTATCACCGGAAAGAAACATTACTTTATGGCCAAAACTAAAGGTAATAATCAGGTCTGGTGAGGTTTGTACTTTGTAGTGTACGCCCTGGACTAGCCCGATTGATGTTAGATATTCGGTATATCGGGGTAAGATTAAGTGCCTGAGAAGTTTATACGATGGTGCTAGGATTGCGGAAAGCTTTGAGTCTTTGTTTTGTAGAATGCGGTCGAAGTGCCAACGCGCCCCGACGTGAGTTTTTCCCCAACCGATTGCTGCGCTTAGAACTAAATTAAAGCGCTGGCGTTCCTTTAGAATGCGGTTGGTGTGCGGCCAAACCTTGATAGTTGCTTTTATTTTCACGCATTTGCAATTCTTAAACGGCTCCCCTTCCGTTTGTTATTCGCATTCCAAGTTAGAGCAGTTTGAATCGAATTTAGATGCTCGGATAATTCGTTTAAACTCTCTAAAAGTTGGTCTGCTGCTTTTGATGCCTTTTCACTGTCCATATTAGCAGCATGGCGTTCCACTAGCGAAGTATATAAGCTAATCGTTGTGACAATATCGCGTATTTTGTGGAATCGATCTTGCATTACGTAACTATGACGGGGAATTTAATTTCTAGCAAATAAATTTTAAGTGCTTTAAAGTTATGGGTTTAATTTTTGTGTGAAGCTAAAAGTTTGCGTAGTTCGCGTGGTGCGAACCAGTCTATAGTTATTTGATCTGTCAAGCTTTTGACGTCTGAGTAGTCTGCTACTAGGTATTCAAGGTAATCCCACCAGTGTTTTTTGCCTATTCGTGATGGCGTGTGTGTGATGCGGACGTCTAGTATTTCATAGCGACCGTACCGGCCTATGGAGTATAGGTCGGCTTTGGTCGTTGATGATTGTTTATTCTTCACCACAATAATCAAGCACTGTTGAGTTAGCAGGACAAGGATTGCGACTACACACAGGATCGGGAAAATATGTCGATCGTAGGTCGCATAAGTAAGGCAGTTCCGGCGGGCAGCAATAATTGTAGGCCGAGCAATAAAGCGGATAGCCTTCTACTGGGCAATTAAGAGGTTCGGAGTTACCGCCACCGCTTCCGCATGATATTAAAAATAGAATTGGTATTGTCATTAGTTTGTTCATTTTTGGGTTCCCCTTTTATTAATTATTTTAAATGTCCGAGTTATATTAGCGCAAATAGGGCATAGAATTAAAGGATTTTGCTCGTTAATAGCTAGTGTCTCGTGCCAGCAATGATCGCACTTTAAGCATTTAACGCTAATGCTTGCTAGTTCTTCTTTGCTGTGAATGTCAATTACTTTGCCCATGGCATACCTGTAGTTCTAAATTACAAAGTGTTAATTGCCTGTTACAAAGGTCTGGCTTGGTAGAGCTAGCGCAGGATGATAAAAATAGAATTAGAAGTAGGTATTTCATAAGTCCTTTATCTCCGCAAACGCTTCAAAATCGTATAAAGGAACTCGCAAGCTAACATCTTCAAAATAAACTTTTACCCATTTCCCATTATATATAAAAGGACTACCATAAACATAGTCGGCACTTTGTGAGGTTGCTTTAGCTTTGAATAGATAATCCTTGTTGTAGTCCAGTTTTTCAAAGTCGGTTTCCCATTTTATAGCTTGTCCTTTTTCTGTTTTTAGCTCAGCGTTTTCGGCTTTCAACTTTTCGTTTTCTCTTTCTAATAATTGCGTGCGTATCCATTTAATTTCAAATGGTGTTCTTTCCTTCTCCGGCTCAGGCGTGACGGGTAGCCATGCCATATTTTTATGATGCATAATCCATGCATCGTATTTCCCATCTTCGTCTCTCCAAAGAAGTAACTCTGGATCGAATACAAGAAAACCACTTTGCCAATGCTTATCTCGTATCTTCCCTTCTCCCCCGCGCTCGATGTCAATCCGGTGAGCTTCTGCTGCTGTGTAGGTTTTCATTTTGTTCTACTCCTAATAGATTGACCAACTTCCTTTAACTTTTCTTTTTCGTATTCGGTAAGTTCCTTATTGAGTATTTTTCTAGCATCCTTTAATAGCTTACAAAAACGCTCTAACCGCGCCTTAATAAAATCTGGATGTGTTCGCGGGATGCCTATTTTCTCATTCATCCTTCCCCCTTTAAAATCTTCGGCGCTTCTGCTTCCCAGACTGCGAGGGCTTCGGCGGCTTCTTGCATTGCCATACTATATGGCAGCGGGAAGACGGTAGGGTTTATGCTCCACCCTGTAAACATGCCAATAAAAGCGTCTTTTAAAAACTGCTCCCTATCCACCTCAATTAACTTCTCATCTAGCAGCTCATCGATGCGGGCTTTTAGTTTAGCGTTTTCGTTTTCTAATTCTTGATTACGCAACTTCACACATTCAAGTGTCATTAAATCCTCGTCGTTCATTTCTCGCCCTCGTATGGTTCTGGTTCTGCTAATGGCATCCAAGCAGTGACAGGGGAAATCTCGTCAAAATCGGAAACACAAATAAACTGTTCATCCTCATAGATTGCCAAGCAAACGTAATACTCGTCCGGCGGAAGGTTTATTTCTCGATAGTCGAGTGTTACCCAAACCATATCGTGGTCTTTTGGCAAACCCTCACTACATGGTCTCCACTTCTCTTTCATTTCTCGCCCTCTAGTTTGGTTTTAATTTCTTTAAGAGTTGCTGCTACTCCTGACCAGTAACCAGGGTCGGCATCTTTCACAGCATCGCTTTCTTCTAGTTCTTTCATATACTCAAGCGCGGCGATTAGGCGAGGGAGAACTATTATGTCAATTTCTTGCTGTATCGCGAGTTGTTCAACTGGACTTAAATCTTTGCGGCAATACTGTTTCAGTTTCTCAAGCGTTGTCATTTCTTCCTTTGTGTATGGGTTTTTACGTCTTTGTTATTTTTTTAGAAAAGATAAAAGATTCGCCGAAGTCAGTTAAACATAGATATTTTTTACTTTGTTTAATATAAGATTTTTCTGACAGAAACATTTCTAATTGCAGCTTATAGTAATTCCAATCTTTAAGACCTGTTTCAAAATCGTCTTGAGGGATAGGATAAAACCAGTCTACCATTAAAAAAGTAACGGGGATTCCACCACTGAAACAGAAGGCGCTAGATATTTTATCAGGGATTTCAAAAATTCTAATAAAATTTTTATCTCTTGTTATTTTGTTCACTTCTCCCTCCATTTAAATGTAGTTGTTCCATCATCTGCAACTTCCCAGGTAGCGCAGCCGTGCTTGACGATGTCTGACTGCCATTCCATTTGCCCCATAGCTAGTGGGAAAGCTAGCGCCGCTGTAATAAACAGTAATACAAAAAATAGAAGTCCTAAAAATTCAAATAAATCATTCACTGTAATTTCTCCTCTTTAATTTGTTTCTCTTTCCACCCGCACCAAGCGCATTCACCACTAGCAACAGCCGGTGCGTAATTTTCTAGTTTACATTCAGGGCAGCGTAGTAAAAACAGCTTGCCATCTTCGGTGCGGAAGTTACCGTAAAGTAGCTTTTCTTCTGTTTTCTCATTCACGGTAATTTCTCCAATTCTGATTTAACATGCTCAAGCAGCTCGGCTTTGGTGGGCTGTAAATATTCCTCTCCAACCCAACAATGATAGCAGCATCCCTCATCGTAAAAGCGAAACCTATTCTGAGTCTCACAAAATCCATCTAATGTTACCGCCCTAAGATTGTTAATGTCCGAGCAGCAATACACTCTTTGCCCCACTGCGAATTTTGGTTTAGTCATTTTAAAGACCCATACGTCCAATACGTGCTAAGCGTAAATAAAACAGCTAAGATAAAGTAAATTCCTAACCTAAATTGTCTGTCTAGCTCCTCCAATCTTTTTTTGCTCTCCTCTATTCTTCTTTCGGTATCGGCAATTAACGCCGCATAAAGGGCGTCTATCGCTTCGAATGTTTCCTCTTGTTCCTTATTCATCTAACCCTAGCTCCTCCAATATTTTATCCGCTGTGCCATTAGCGAAGAATTTAAAAATTGCAGTATCAAATGCTTCCTCCGTTGATTCATAATCGTGGGTATCCGATTCTTGTGATAATTCTCTAAGGTGCTTTGCTAATCGAATTAGCTTGCTTAGTTCTTTCTTTAGCTCTTTCATCTCGCCTCTCCTGTTACTTTCCACCATAAGTCCTGAATTGTTTCGCTGTCGTCGGTCATGGAATCACCCATAGCCATAGCCATCGCCAGAGCCAGAGCCATCGCCAGAGCCAGAGCCATAGCCATAGCCATCGCCAGAGCCAGAGCCAGAGCCATAGCCATCGCCAGAGCCAGAGCCAGAGCCAGAGCCATAGCCATCGCCAGAGCCAGAGCCAGAGCCAGAGCCAGAATTAATTACATCTCCCATATTTTCACCCTTGCTATGCTTTCTTGTGCTTTTTTGGTTGTCGTTAGAATTTCGATCGCTTGCGTAACTTCAATCCTATCTACTTCACACGGGAATTTACATTTCTCGGGTTTGCTTGTTCCATCCACAGCAAGTTGCGATAAGCTCGCCGCGCCGTCCCAGTAAAATATCCGGCGTGCTTTGCGAATAACTGCTTCTTGACCGTTTCTGCTTTCTAAGTAACCAGCAAATACTCCCGCAGAATACGTTCTTACAATTACATAAGGCATCCCATCTAGTTTAGTTGCCTCACTTCGCGATTCTTTAGGCACGTAAGTTACGCCGTTTATTTCTAGCTCATTTATTTTCTGTTCCATCTTCCTTTCTCCTTAGTTGTTAAATGTTAATTCGCTGTCGTCGGTCATTTTAAATACTCCGTTTCCCAAGGCTCAACGACATGCGCTCCTCGTGGGTGCATCGTAAAAGCAATTACGGAATCATTCTCCGCAAGCGACTTGTTACAGCTATCACAAAGAGCGTTCCTTTTTAACATCCCCGCTATCGCTCTATAGTCCTCTTTAAACTTTTCGCAGTTCCTTTTCATTTTTTCTCCGCAACCTGGACAGTATATGCTTCTCATCTCGCACCCTCCGCTAGTGATATAAAAATATAAATCATTTCTCACACTCCAATTTTTTAAGCTCGATGCGTTCTATTGTTTCCAGATAGGCGTTAAATGGAAGCAACAAAATAAGTAGAATAAATAAAATAGCAAAAAAAGTATCATCACTCATGGCAACTGACTCACGAAAATATAAATCCAGAAAGCTGGCAGGCCGATAAGAATCGCTAGCCAGGTAAGGGCAAAGACTATTTCAGCGCGGGTTGGTTTTGGGTGTTTCACTCCATCACCCCCAAATATTGCTTTAACTCTATCTGAATTTGCCTTGGATCGAAGTGATTATTCGCGCGAATCGCAGCGTCGAGGCATTCTTGCAAACTCAAGTAAGTTCTGAATGCTGAGCCTACAAGTTTTTCCCCCGTTTCGTCGTAGCGACGCCAAACCCAATGGGCACAAGTGCCTTGCTGAGAGAAGATTATTTTATCGTTTAGGTAGCTCATTTAATTTCCCCAAATTAAATTTACGTTATTTCCAAGGACAAGCGCCTATGTATACTTCCCAACATTGGCACACCGTCGTTCTGCAAGCGTTCCAATGGTCTTTATACTGTTGGCCATTAGGATGATACGCAAGCTTTTTTAGCCTAGCGATTTCTGCTTCTAGTTCTCGAATTTTAGACTCGAAACTTTCGCAGGAACCGCCGCAATTAAAGGGTCTGACTTTGAGCCTTCGCCTATGTCGTTAGTAGCTGATACTTGAATAGAGTTTGCTGATACTGTTGAAAGCACGACGTTTGCAGTATTTAGCGTAGCTGATACGTCTGCTACCTTAGCGCTGTTATTGTAAACAGTGTATTTAGTTACTGCTGGTTGTGCTGTAGTGTCCTTATTCCAGCTAATTTGTTTTGTTACTGTTTGCGCTTCTGCTGCTTGACCAAACGCTAGGATTAAGACGGCAAAGGCGAGCATAACAAAAAATGCTGCAAGTGCTTTTGCAAAATACCAAGCGTTTTCTAAATATTCGTTTCTCATTTTAAGCCTCTTTGAATAAATCATTTAATCTGACTCCGTATAATTTTTGCATTTTTAAAACGTATTCTACTCTAGGTGTAGATTCTCCTGTGCTCCATCTGTGGACTGTGCTTTTCGGCGTGCCGAGGTCGCGTGCTATTTCTGCGATTGATAACATGCGTCTAGTTCTCCAAACGTCAAAAGTAGATTCATACTGATCGCGAATAGCTTTTGCACTTCTGCCTATCTTAGACTCATTCGATAACTTTCGCGGTTGTATTAATCGTTTTACTGTCTTTATCTTCATAGTCTACTACTTCCTCGTTGTAATTTAGTGTAAAATTAATATCTCCATCAAAATCAATATTACTTGTTTTGCTGATTCTTTCTAAGTTTTCCCAGTTCCCTTGCTTGTCTAAATAGTAAAGTAGACATCGAACGGTTAAGGGTGAAATCTTTCTGTGCATTGCTATTTTGTATAGCCGCTGCGCTGCTCGTTTAACCTTGTGAAGTTTAGCGCGTTGTAATCGCTTTTTAGAAATATGTTTGTAAATACTTCTGCGCGATAATCCGACAAGAGCTGCAACATCATCTAAGTTAAAACCGTATGCGTATGCTCGCTCTAACATCATTTTTTCACGAGGTGTGAGCTTTAGCTTGTAGGCTCTCTGCCCGTTTTTTTTCTTGATGATGGCTTTGCAGTCGTCGTCTATTTCTATTTCTTCGTCGTCGCTCATTTTGGATCGTATTCAATGTGAATATGTTCGCTCCCTGGGTTCTGTAGTTCCAAAATCACATCATAATCTACCGTTAAATTACTCTTGATTTTTTGTGTCACAGCTTCCCAAATTTGACGGGGTAAATTCTTAACTCTTAAGTCGATTGCTTCGCCCGAATAATGGCACGATCTTAAACTATGATTTGAGTCGTTAATCGACGTTATCACCATTTCATACCCTTCTGCTTTGTATATCTCGTTAGCGACAATCACCGCTAATAGGATTTGTGGTGTTAGCAATTTCTGCCTGACGTTTGCTTTGAGCTTCATTATTTTGTGTTTCCTTTAAAAGGTATGCTTGCAGTTTTAAAAGCGTGTGGCGTCCATCCTTGTCTACCTCAAGCGATGGTGAGGCATAGTCATTGCGTATAATGTCCGTTACGATGTTTAGTAAGCTTTCCATGGTTCCCCCGTGAATGTTTATAACGAAGGGATATTCCCTCAGTTCGAATCTTTTAGCAATAGGTTTTTTTGCTTTTTTAAGCGTAGTGGGGATTTTTCTTTAATTGTTTAATAGTTATAATTGGTTAGGTCGTGACAAAACTTTTGTCATGCTGTTTGATTAATTAAATTAGGGGGTTATGTCGTTTTTGTGACGATGGTGGCAGATCTTATCTTCTTTATCTTAAGAGTATATTTTTTAATCCCCCCTTAAACCCCCCAAGTTGTTAAAAAAAGAATATTTAATAATAAGGTGACACTATTTGCGTCATGCTGAGTAGGCATAATTTTAGAGAAAGAAAAATATAACTTATAGTAAAAGATATAAAGAAGTGGCACATGATGTCACAAATTGGCTTAAGTATAAGTAAAGATTAAGGAATTGGCGTGACTCTAGTTTTAGCCCAAAACGCGTCATTCTATATTAGGCTAGTCGGCAATAAGGGGAATCACTGATGAAATTTAGCTTTGTTGCTAAATTATTACATTGCTAATTTTTTAGAAGTGTATATAATAATAAAAATAAAGCAGTGATTAATAATTAAATGGGGAAATTTATGAAAAGGTTATTGTTCGTTCTTATCGCGCTTGCTGGTTGTAGTGAGCCTGTAGTTTTAAATATTGTAGCTGATAAACAAACACTAAAAAACAGGGGTTTAGAGCAAACTATTGAGCTAGTAGCTAGCGATCATGGGATTGACGCTAATCTGATTCGCGCTGTTATGCATGTAGAATCTAGCTATTGCCGCAATAATTTAAGCAACAAAGGGGCTATCGGCTGTATGCAAGTGACTGCACCAATGGCCAAAACTGTCTGTGGAATACCGGATGCTCAACTGCTTTATAATCGCAAGCTAAATATTGATTGTGGCGCACAAATTTTAGCCCTGCATTACAAACAAAGAGGCGACCTAGTGTTAGCACTTAGAGAATATAACGGCGGTTATCGAGCATTATCCGGCAAATATAAAGAATCGGAAAAATACTGGAAAAAAGTCTTAACAACGTATAACCAATTAAAAGGATAGGAATGAAAAACCCCAAACCATACGCACAATTAAACGTAAGAATACCGCACGCGCAAATGAAGTTTTTACTAGAACAAAAGGCTAAGAACTACCCCTGTACGCTCGTCGAAGTAGTTTGCTCAATAATTGAATCTGCAAGGAATAGCGCCCAGATTAATGATCCTATGAATCAAGGTGGCACTTGGCCTGCTGTGAATGGTGTAGAAAGCGATTAGTAGAATACTTGCTCATCGGACTCCGTTTCAGAATCTACATTAGAATTAAATTTATAGCCTCTGATTTTGCTATTTCTGGTGCGGAGTCCGTTAGAGCTTAAAATAGTCTGGAATTGTCTAAGCTCTTTAGCAAAGATTTCTTTAATTTTACGCGCTAACGGATAAAGTTTGTTGTTGGGAATCCAGCCCTGAGCACGCCATTTATGGCCATTAATTGAGTCCTCATCGCACATTTTATTAGCTTCATAATGCCACCATTCTAGTATAATCTCACTCGGATCGTCTGGTGTGCGCTCGTCTATATAGCACTTATTCTTGGCGTTTGCGTCGTGTGAGCACTGAAAGCCGTTCTCTGCGAAGTTTCTGAACTGTGCAATGATCTGCAAGCGATCTTCATCCCTGGTAGGACTAAATTCTGCGCCTGGGTAATCCCACTTAATGAAATCTATGTCTAATAAAATAAACCGGCTATTGCCTGTGAAATCTCTCAGCACGTCCGACGGGTTAACTGATGCAATAAAAGAAGCTCTGCAATGCCGCTTCTCTGGTCGCCTATCGTGACTTAATCGCTCGTGTGATGATGCCTTGGTAACAATGTCTTTAATTGTTCCTACATGCGTTTTAGAGGTTTTATCAAACTCCGAAATCGTAAATATTATTCCGGTATGAATTTTACGCTCTAATTCTCTATCTAATGTAAGGTCTTGCACGTAGTCGCCAAGGCCACCAGTAAGCGCATTAATTAACCAATCTTTGCCCAGTTCCTGTTTGCCTTTTAATACTAGTAATCTGTTGCGTATAATTGGCCTATGGATTCTACGCCACATTTTAGCGCCCCAATCACAAAGCAGTTCGTAAACGTCTACAGTGTCAAAATTATTACACTGAATGCACTGCGCTAATTCCATTACCCGATCGCGCTTATCCCAAGCCGGAATTTCAATTAATAGTTCTGGTTTTAAACTCAGTGCATATTTTTTAAGATGGTCGGATACTTTGCCGACTTGGTAGAATTTAGAGTCATGCGCTATCGACCTAAAATGTTCTATTCGGTTCTCTACGGGTACCCACTTATCTACTAATGGATCGTAAATTAAAGCTTCCTCTGAAATTAAATCACGTTTGATTTTAAAGTCTGCTTGGAACCAAGCGACATAATCTGAATAAATCGCTTTATTCATTTTAGACTTAGAGCTTGACGGTTCCATGCCATTAGCTCGGTCTAGCGTGTCGCGCATGTAAGAAACGCGCCTGTCTAAAGCGATTCTATCTCCTACCGATAATTTATGCCGATGCTGCACAAAGGATAAAAACGGTGCTTCACTGCCAGGCATTAACGAAGCTAAAACAGAAAATACGTTATTATCCGCTAAATAGCCGTCTATCTCACAAAGTATAGCGTTAGGATCTACATCGTTCTGAAATTGTAAAATTAATTTGTCTGTAGTTTCGACATCGTCACGCGCCATATCGTTAAGCGCAGCAAGTGTTTGTTTGAGTTGATCGTTTGCCATCCGAGAATGAAAACAGAAAAAAAAGATATGCGCAAGATCACACTATATATAGCTATTTAATGAACGCATTACCACTTGATATTGTGAGACAAAAAAATTTGCGTCACGTTTTATTTTTCTATAGAGTATTGCAAACTAACAACTACATGGGGAAATATGCAAGAACCACAACATTTAAGCTATTCAAAATTAAGACATCTTAAAAAATCCGAAGATGCTTTTATATACGCCTGCGAAACAAAATTAGAGCCAACTGATGCAATGATTTTTGGTTCTCTTTGCCACACATTGCTATTAGAGCCTAAAAAATTTGACGATAAATACATTATAAAACCTGCTGAGCTTAACCGCCGAGGTAGTAATAAAATTGAACACGATGCTTTTTTCGCTGCTGCTGCTGCAAAGAATCTAACAGTGATTAAACAAGCTGATTTAGATAAAGCAAAAGCACTTGCTAAATCTACCATCTCCAAGTTCCCTGTTTTAACTCAAATGAAGTCTATAGAGGAAAACTTCGAAACTTATTATTTATCAAATAATATTGATTACAAATTTAAAGGAATCATTGACGCTATTCATGATCGCTTAGGCATTTTCGAAATTAAAATAGTTAATGCTGCAAGTCCTGCGCAAAAAATTCAATCTGTGGTATACTCAAGCTGTTATCACTTGCAAGCGTGGATCTATCGCTTTAGTCAAAGACAAACTAAACCTGGCATGGGTTACAACTGGCTGTTTGTCGAAAATGAACCGCCTTATGAAGCTTGGCTTTATGTTCCGCGTGAAGAAATCTTCGAGGATGGTCACGCGCTTTGCGATTTGCTGCTAGCTAAATATGAGAATCTAAAAGCTAAGCAGTTTAAAACCGAAGGACACATTATGAGTCTTAATCGTCCGGCCTGGGCTAAGGCCGATTTAGAAAATGAAGAATATCTTATTAACTTAAATTCTGGGGAATAATTATGAGCGAGCAAATAGAAATAGAAACTGATAAAACTAAAGACATATCAATAGTTAATGGTGCTGATAAATCTGTGGTTGCCACTGCTGTTTACGAGCCAAAGCTAGGGAATACCGAATACACAATGAGCGATGTTCAACGCATTGGTAGAATGTTTAGCTCAAGCGGTATGTTTAGTGATGCTCGTGAAGTAGCTCAAGCTTGCGTTAAAATCTTAGCAGGTGCTGAGTATGGAATAGCCCCTGTTACTTCAATGATGGGAATCTATACTGTATTAGGAAAGCTTTTTTTCGGCTATCAGCTATTAGAGCAAATCGCCAATCGTGGTGGTTTTGTTTTAAATGTTTTATCTATTGATGATAAAGCCTGCACTATCGAGGTTCTTAAAAAGCGTAAAAAGTTGGGGGAAGTTACATTTACTATTGAGGACGCAAATAAAGCTGGTCTAGTAAAGGCCGGTAGCGGTTGGGCTAAGAATCCTAAGAATATGCTTTATGCTCGCGCTGTAAGCAATGCTTGCCGCTGGTATTGCTCAAGCGCTTTCGGTGGTTATGTGCCATTATCAGACGGTGATGTAGATCAAATAGAGGAAACAAACAATGACGATCTTAGAAAACTTAAAGACGAAGCTACAAAAGCCTAGAAAGCGCACCGTTGAACACTCTGTGATTCAAATGATTTTAGCTCACAATAAGCAAATTCTTGAGCTTTGGAACACATTGCAGTTGATAGCTAGCAACAATAAAGAGTTAATTAGCGTTCTCGGTGAACTTGAAAAGAGAATTATTAATCTAGAAAATAAAACTAATCAGTGATAATCGTTATGAAACAACGCATAAATGAATACATTAATAGGGCTATCGGTTCGGGTGCTACTGACAAGTTCGAGATATACAAGCGCGGTGGTGAATGGCGTTGGACACGTAAAAGCACTAATGGAAATGTAGTTGGTGCTGCTAGTGAAGGGTATAAGAATTGCTCTGACTGTATAGCTAACGCTACTAGAAATGGTCTTAAAGAAGATGGTTGGGAATTGCTAGATTTAGATATTGAACCAAAGTCTGAATAGTTTTTTCCCAGCCGACGCAAGTTACCGCTTTGTAGCCCTGCATGTTTAGCAGTTCTTCCCATTGCTTTTGTTCTTTAGTTGGCCGTCCGCGCTCTGCTTTTTGCTCGATGAAAAGCCCGTGAAATCTTCCTCTAGGAACTGGTAAGCACCAATCTGGAACGCCCTTCACTCGCCCCATGCGGTTTAATTCCGCGCCCTGTTTTGCAGTAGTTGTTCCTGTTCCCTCATTAGCTATATGAAATAGCATTTTTAAATCAGGATAGTTTTTTAGGTTTAATTGCGTCCAATTCCAAACCGCCTTCATATCTGCTTTTTCGGGTTGTCGCTTTCTATTAGGCGTGAAATTTAGAAAGGCTAGCTCTTTGCTCATATTCCGCGGACGTGCATTAGAATTTGGTCTACAAATTTCTCTGTGTCTGATAGCGTGCTAGATACTGTGATTAAGTAATCTCTGCCATCTGTTCCCGCTTTAGCCGTGAAGCTTGTAGCGCTTGAAGTAGTGCTCCCACTTGTTGAGCCTAGCACCGTTGATGATACGTTGGACGCGTCGTGTAAATCCTTAGCCGCGATAGTGGCGCTTGATACCGTAACGCCCGAAGGTAATCTATCGCTATAGCTAACAGTCTTTACAATAATTTCGGACGGGTGTTTTACAAACTCATCTATAGGTTGGGTTAAATCTATAATCATCGTTTTGTGCTCCTAGATGGGTTGTTGTGTCGTGATAATACTTTATTAATTGACTCGCTTATATTATCAGGTTCGGCTAAACTTTCAACTGATAATTTTCGGTTGGTAGTTTGTAGGGTATTTGCTGCAACGCTTGGAATTACTACGCCGATCCAAAGCGCTTCTATTGCTGTTTCTGCTGGTGATAGCGATGAGCTTATTTGCCCTTGATGCGTTAACAACGCTTCTATAATTGATTCTACTGCGCTTGTAGTTCCTGCTAGCTCGGCTTTATGTGCGACATAACCTGTTAAGCTAGTATAAGCCGGACTTAAAGTCTCTGCTGCTTGTCCTTGGTTCGCAATTAAACCCGTTGCTGTGCTTTGTGCTAATGCCGCTTGTCCTGATAGCGCTGCATAGTGCGTTAATAGTGCTGAGGCTAACGAATAAGCCGAGGCTGCTTGTGCTGTGCTTTGCGCTTCATATTTTAGGACTGCTTCTATTAATGTAGACGCTGGCGATAGCGTGCCTGTGCTTTGCGCGTAGTGTATAATAAGCGCTGTGGCTAATGATTCTGCTGCTGGTGCAAGCCCTGTGATTTCGCCTTCGATAATATTGCTTGCTATTTCCGCAATGATTTCTGTTTGAGCCGCCGCGGTTGTTCCTGCTAGGTCTGCAAGAATTTCTAAAAGCGCTTCTATCGAGGTAATTGCAGGTGCGCTAGTATTAGCAATAGCTCCTGTTAGAGCGTTATTAACTCTGTAAGTTTGGTATTGCAGTGGTAAAGTTGGCATTATTTCCTTTAATGCTAGTTATCGTACTAGCGGACGTTTCGCACGCAAAGTTTAATACTTAGAACCTATCGCAATTCTCGCTGCTGTTTGGCACGCTTCAAATACTTCACTTTACGAGCTTGCGCGCGTTTGCGTTTTGCGCGTTGAAGTCGAAGCCAACGATAACAACTCATTTGCCTCACCTCCCTTCTATAACCTTTTGCGTGCGAAACTTATTTTACATGCTCATTTTGAGAATGTATTTACTCGTCTGGTATTCTTCATTGCTTGAGCTTGTAAAATTTTGCTTGCATCTATCAACAAATGTCCAGAAATAACTATTTCCTTTTTCAAAATTATCTGCTGACCAAAGCGCATAACAATAGTTTGTGTTTAGCCGAAGCATTGCTTTTTTAATTGCCTCTTGCACAATATCGGAAGCCTTAGATAAATCACCACGAGCGCAAGATGTTGTTAATAGTCTTAGCTCGCCTTTGTCGTTTTTCTTTAGTGCTAATGTTGCTGTGATTTCTTCATCTTCGTAAATAAAAAATCTAATTTCTAAATCTTTTTTCCTATTTAACATCTGCTTTAAATCTTCTAGCGTGTATTTGTCTTTATAGTATTTATTCATCTCTGCTTGAGAAACGACAAATTTTTGTAGTGCGGCAATAGCTTCACGGTCTCTACTCTCTAAATCCGTAATTTTAATTTCAGTCCACATATGCAATCTCCTGAATTATTCCTGAATGTGATAATTTTGCGTTCCATTGATAAGTTTTTGCATTTGCTATTTTTACAATTCCATCTGTGCAAACAGTTGCTTCTAATTTAAGCCAGCATTGCGGTGATAAGTCCTGGCAAGCAGTTAGAAAGTGACTGCTCCCGATTAAAACTCTCGGCGCATAGCAAGCAAAGTAGCGCGTTAATTCTTCTGCTCTAAACTCTGCTGCATCTGCATAGGTAATCCAGTTAATATCTCCAAGCTGTGATGCTATCGCGTGATAAACATTCGCACGCGGGTATGGAAGTAGCGCTGTTATGCAGCATCTCTGTTTTTCTACTTCTTCAATTTTGATTTGCTTTAATAGTTCCTGTGATAATGCTTTAAAGTATTCCTGGTTTGGAAATAAATGCCTTTCAAAATCATTATGTTCGTCGAATAAAACTCTCATGTTAATAGCCCCATCCTGCTCCTGATAATCCAACTGATAAAACTGCGCTTGGTGCTGCTCTAAAATCGTAGCTACCTAACCAATCTTTAATTGCACTTCGTCTATAGCCTGCTTTAACGTAAGCTCTATCAATATGGACTGCATCATCTTTACTCATTGTTCCTACTGATAAATTTAATCTCAATCCATCAATTTGTGCTTGAGTATAAGCACCATATTCTTCAAGTTCTCTAGTTGTATCGCTGCTCGCGAATGGAACTACCCATGAAGATAAGTCGCCACCGCCTGAACCAAGCGTTAGTTTAGATGTTGGCTGTGCTGTGTCGTCAATGTTTCCCTCAAGAGATGTTTTTAAATAATAAAAAGAATATCCTGATGGCGGCGTTACTGTATCTAAGTCGCAAATATAAGTCTCGTTATCGTCTGATTTGTTTGCTTTAAGATAAATATTGTCTGATGTAATTAAATTAGAATAAGTTCCGAAGTTCCAAGTATTCTGCACGTCCGCTGTTGGATCTAAATTAGTTGCTAGTGCTGCTGTCTCCCCCACTGGAAAATCATCTGTTCCAAGATATAGTAGCGTTGGTTTGTTCAAGCTAAACCAAGGCGCATGCATTTGCTTCTTGCTGGTAATCTCGTTCATCTGCGCTTGAGTTAATTTAGAACTCCATGCGCCAATACCACCTAAATAGCCTAGATTAGTTGTGCCTGCTCCAAATGACCACGGAGCCGTAGCCATCGTCGTTAGTCCAGTATTGCTTTGAATTTTTGTTACTGTGACTGTTGCACCGTTCTTGCTTACTAACGGCGTAGCATTTGAGTTAGCAGTAAACGCTATCATTATATCATCCCATGCGCTTGCCGTAACTGGAAAAGTCCAAATGTCTTGATCTTCATGTCTATCTGCAACATTGCCAATCCGAATAATATTAGTGCCGTACTCGATGAACGGGTCTTCTCCCTGCTTGTCACTTCCACTAGCTGACCAAATTGCGCCGCTTGAAACTGTTGCAGGATGCGCTCCAACCAAACGAAAAGTTAAATTTGTCTGCGCTGGTATATTAGACTCAGAAGTGATTGCTCCTGTAAGGAATTGAAACATCTTAGTATGCCTCAATCATTATGTATCTAAGCTCCGCATCTCCTGACATTGTATCCGATCCACTTGATGCGTTGCGATAAATTCTAAGCACTGCATTATCGCCAGCGGCCATCGAGTCTCTATTCGTTACAGTAAACGAGCTTGCTGTATAGCGTCCAGCTGTGCCGTTCGTTGCTGTAGTTGCGCTAGTAGCAGTATCAAAAGAATCCGTGTCCGCATCTAACGCATCCCCTGGCGTTACTGCCATGATCTGACAAGCCCAAACTACCTTTCCACTGGTGGCGCTTGCTGCGCTCCAATGAATAGTGACTTTGAGTGTTTGGCTTGTGCTATAAAAATTAGTTACGAAAAACGGGAAATCTAAATACTCGATTGTGGACGCATCAAATAAAGCTAAGTCTCTAGCGCTGCCGCCGTCTATAGTTGCTGCTGTCACGGCTGTTGGAAGTTTAGCTTGTCTTGGAGTCCAGTCTTTATACCATGGGAATCTTGTTGTAGCTGAGAGAGTAACAGAAGGCGTTGAGATTGCAGTAGCTGTTAAAGTTGTGCCGTTAAAAGTTAGGTTCGCAGATTCTCCTATTGTATTTGTGCCAGTCGAGTAAAGAACTCTAGTTGATGTTGTAGTGTTTGGATACGTTGCTGTGCTAGCTACATAGTTAGTGCCATCTGCGCGTAAGATTGTCCCGCTTGTTGCGGCGTTGTTTACTTTATAGCCAGTAGTAGCATTTACGGTAGTTCCTGCGCTTAAACTCCCTTCTGCTGTGACATTCGCAACTCCCGCGCCTGTGTTTGTCAAACTTATAGTTGAAGTTGAAGCGCTGTAAGCATCAATGCTTATGTTGCCAATCGCACCGTAAGTTATACCTGCATCGCCATATAGAGCATTCGCGTCTAAGCCGATATGTTTTGTGCCTGCGTTTCTTCCGTAGATTTTTGGTGTGCCACTAGCGCCGGTAAAAATCACTCCTTCTGTGACATCCGAGAATGTTAGATTACCCGTGATAGTGTCGCCCGTGTCGCTAATTTTGCCGTCTAAAGCGGTTTGCAAGTCTGTTTGGTCTGAAAGTGTTCCTGTAATGCTTCCCCAAGAGCCACCGCCGCCTGATCCGTTGCTAGCCGCCGTGATGCGCCCTTTACTATCTACAGTTAAGTTCGTACTTGTATAGCTTCCTGGCGTCACTGCCGTATTTGCTAGCGTTGAAGTGATTGACGTTGCGCCTGAGCCTGTTACGTCACCGCTTATGGTGATTGTTTCATTGCCTGTTAGATACGCGCCTAAATCGCTGATTTGCGATTCTGTAACGCTTAGCGCTGCTTGATGCTGTGTGACTGAGCTTTGAGATATTCTAGCATCGTCTAAAGTTCCACTAGTAACGTCACTTGCTGCGTGTGTGTGGCCTGTGTCTGATTTCCCATCTAGTTCAGACTGTAAATCTGTCTGGTCTGACACTGTGCCAGTGATCGATCCCCATTCGTTTAAGTCTTGAATTGTGAGCTTTGCCATAAGCTCCTATGTGTATTGAGCGATAAACCAACAATCTGCGCTGCCTATTGTTTTTGTAGCTATAGTCGATGAGTTACAAACTACAATGCCAGTAGAAAAATAATCCCCATAAGGCGATAGGTCTAAGCTAAAGCTTGCACCGCCTGGTGCTTTAAAAACGTAAATAGGTACTGCGGTATCTGCTGGTAATGAGCTTGCATTATGAATCTGAATGTATTGCGTCGAGCCTGAGTTAAAACCCATTAAGCTATAGAGAATGCCTGCTGAGCCTTTAACTACGTTTGACGCCTCAAGCGCAGTAGACGCGCCCCGCGTTGGAGCGCTATCTACTATCTGGCCTGGACAAATAACGACGCGTTCCCTGTTTACAGTAGTAGCGTCTACCGTAACCCCTTCTGCGTCTAGGTATCTGTCTGGACTCCCTGGATCGGTATAGGGAATCTGAACATTAGCCATTATGTTTCAGGTACGGTTACAGTCCAGCTAGTAATATCTACAGCTACGCCGGAAGTAACAGATACGCTGTTTAGCGTCATATCACCGCCGCCGCCTGTAGCTGTAACAGTGCCTTGCATTACACAAACGTTATCGCTATCAAACGCTCGATAGTGCGCTGCTGTGCCTGTAGCATCTGCTGAACTATCGCCTGTTACGGTGTCTGCTGTAGCTGTTGCTCCTGGTGCTGCGTCTGCTGCTGCGCCAAATGCGGGATCTGAACAAGTAAGCGTTGCTAGTAGCGTTCCGCTGTTTGCATCCTCGCAGTTAGTCGGTGCGCTACCTGTTCTTATTTGAACGTAACCTGCACCTGACCCCGCGTCTAATGCGTCTACTATAGCGTCACACATTGCTTTAGCGACGTTATTATTGATTCTTAATGCCATTATATTAATCCTTCTATTTTAGTTGTTCTTGTGCTTGTTCCATATATTCCGATAAACCCACCAAACCAAGTTAGTCCTTCTTTAACAATCGGCACTAACGGTAAGTACGGCACAGGAATTATCGGTAAAGCAAAATCCAACGCTTGACCAATAATAACTAATGCTGACCCCCAGAATGATTTAGAAAAAAGTAATCCTTTGCTAGCCATAATACCTCATTGATAGTTTATAAAGATATGCACTGCGCTTGGTCTGGACATTCTGCACAACTTGGTTCTTCAAACCCTACAATGTCATTACCAATACGAAGTTCTACAATTCCCCTGGAACAGATTACCGCGCGTTCAAGCTCTTGATTAGGATCGTTTAAGCGCTGATCTTGCGTGGCGTTTACATTACTAGATCCAACATCCCCACATCCAAATACGAAAAGTAAAGATACAATTATTAATGCTTTCATGTTTTTACCCCTTTTATTAACGTTGATAGATTTGCTGTGCTCGTTTCTGGAACTCTAAAAACTTTTCTTGTGAATGCGTGACGTGTTGAATATGCCCTATAGCGTGCGCCTTGTTGAAGCACTGCTACATAATCATTACCAGATGCTTGCGCGTAAACAAAATCATGATCTATCCCAACGCCGCCTATCATTTGATTCGGTAGCGGTCGATAGCTTACTGCGCCGCTTACTGCTGCTTTATCCGTTGTGAATGTTACTGTGCAAGTTGCCATTATGTTCTAGTTTTAAAGATTAATGGAATTATAGTTGAGTTATATAAATAGACTGTTCCTGAGCCGTTCTTTCTGCGCCATTTTAAATCTATATCTATTGAGCCTGAACCGGTTAAAAGGGAAATTAGATTGCCGCCGACTCTTTGCCCGTCGGTGCTTGTAGATGTTGGCTCAAAGATTAATGATGAACCCCTAACCGTTCCGCTTGATACTCTGTGAGCAAACTCTACTGAGGCGTTAGCCGTTCCGACTGAAGCAGTTACGGAGCTCCAAATGATGCAAATTTCGTCGCTTAACAAGCTAATAGTAGCGGAATCTAAGGTAACTAAGCTTTTGCTTGATGTGCTTTGGACTGTGTTTACAATTTGCTCTCGTGACCACTTAACAGGCAATTCGCTGTTTAGCGCAGTTCGTAAGTCTGCCCAGTTGCCTATTGATGCTGTGGGGAATGTGTAAGCCATTAGAGCGCCATAAATGGGTTAGTCGTTTCTACCGTTAAATCTATAAAAGAATCTCTTTCTGTAACGGTGGTTACAATTCCCCTAATGCTGCCACCAGTCCATGATAACAGAGGCACGCCGTCATTATAAGCTTTTATTTCTGCCCCGTCGTTATATTCGATGACTGAAGGACGGCTACCGGATTCAGCGGGTAATGAAATATGATTAAGCCTTAGGGAATTAAAAATATCTAATGAATTGTAATATTTACGTCTAGGAATGCGAATTGTGGCAAACTTATTTACCCTATAAAATTTATCAATATAGTATTCCATTATCTGATTAGCGCTGGTTGCAACGTGGAGCGAGCTAAAATTCGCTTTCATTTCACGCCTACCGTAAAGCGCTACTGATGCTGCAAGCCTGGTTTTTCTAGTCTTAGTTGAAGTGCCTTCATTAACATCATTGCAATACTCAATGCCCGCTGAGCGCACTTCGGACACTGTTCTAAGAAAAGCTAGGTCGCTAACTTGATTTAGAGGATCGGGATTATAACTGATTTCGAAATCATTAACTACGTCTGTATAGGGTGTTTCTCCATAATTTAGTATTTTGCAATCGAAGCGCAGTTGATGGCCGTCTATAATAACATCTTGGTTTGCAGGTGTTGGTATTGGATATGCAACGGAGCGTTTGCCATTTCGTAGCATGTAAGGAATTAGCCTTGATTCTTTTGCAATCTTTACTAATAAATCTTCCACTGTGATTTGACCATCTGCAAGAATGCCTGTGCTTAGCGCATGTGATTTTATCTTAGTCCTGGCTGCACTAAACCCTGTTGTATCAATTAAAGCGCTTGGTAGTTCTGCTACTTCGTGCATTACATGCTGCATTATATCAGGTGCTTTATAAATTAAGCTTGACGGTGTGCCTGTATATGTGCCGCTTAAATTATCCTTTCTGCCTTGAACTGATAGCCTGAAATTAAGTGCTCTTAAATCAGAATAAAGTATTGCTGAATTTAGCCCTGCACTAAAAGATCCGTCTGGTGGATCGTATGTTGAGAATGTTTGATAGGAATAATTGCCCGATGAACCAACAAACCCAGCGCTGCCTAGCGTCATTGCGTGTAGTTCTAATGCTATTTGCTTATCAGCTACTTTAATCCATTTTGACTCTCGTTCTGTTATGTCTAGTTTATAGTAGTTTGTGCCGCCTAAGTTTTGCGTATTCAGCAAAGGATAATAGGTTGCATCATCTGCATTGCTCCACTCTACCGCAAACATATAGCTAACGTTACTAGGTAGATTAGGGGATAGCACTATAGGGTTATTAAATACGGCCGTTACTTCTCCTAAAATACCGCCGTAAAGATTAGATGTGTCAACTACTGCAACTGCTAATTGATTAATCGGCTGCCAACTATCTTCATTTGGTTGGTATATAGCTTCATAGCATTTGATTGATAATACTCCGGTGTCTAAATGTCCTACTGCTGTATTAGCTGTGCCAATATTAGCATGAGTAACTATTCGCCCTAATGTTGTAGGTTTGTAAATAAGCGCATACCAATTATCTGAAAGTGATAGCAAACCTGGGCTTACTGAACCTGTGAACGCATCGCCTGTTAGCACACTCGATCCATAAGCTGAGGCTGCAAACTGTATATATTCGCTTGAGTCATATTTTCTTGATTGATTCTTGACGTAGTAGTGCGTCACTCCGTTTACTGGAAATTGCGAATCCGCTGCGCCTGTAAATATTCTAATTTCTGATGCGTTACCGTTAGTGCCTACTGAACTATCAAAATCAAGATAAGGCGCTAAAGTATTAACTCCCCTTCCCGTATCTGCTCTACCGTAAATGTTAGGGATATACTCGCCAATCATTCGAGTATCCATATTAGCAAGCGTTGTATCGTTTAAGGTAAACTTAGTATTAAGCCTAACGTTTTTTACATACTGTTGGCGCGCTGTGATTCTTATTGTACCGTCCTCTGTCTCTGATAACGCTATGATTTCTGCTACGTGCCTAATGTTTACGTTATCGCTATGTGTAGTTACTGCATCTTTAGCCTTTAAATAGTATCTGATTTCTAACGTTGTGCCGTGTAAATCGTTACCTGCTAGTGCGTCTGAAAAGCTGAAATCATACTCGGTAAAATCTGAATGCCCGTTAATTTCTATCGTAACATCTGTATAAATCATAAAGTTTAGTCCGAATGAACGGGTAAAACTCGGACGATTTACTAGCAAAGGATAAATATCTGGCGAGCCTGAATAAACCGAGCCTGCAATAAAATATTCTGTAGATAAATAGTATGCAGTGCCGCCTATGCTAAGCTTCACTACATCTAAATCTATGTCATCAAATACTATGCCCATAATGCTTTAGTCGTCTAAAAACTATTTCTATTTGAAAATACCCAGGCGCTAGCATCGCCTCTGTCCAGGATTCAATTACAACATGCTCTAAATACCAGGGGAATACATCGCCCGCTGAGTCGTATAAAAAAAACGGATGCGCTAAAATGTTTGGTAATTCATTAAATGCTTGTAGCTCTGCAAGCGTAATCCAATCCCAGGTTAATGACCATCTGCGCTCTGTTTCGTATTCCATATAAGCGTGTAATGGCTTAAACCCTGCGCTATTGGTTGGGATTAGCTCTACTGAAAAGCCCCATTTAGGATTGTGTGAGAATGAAAACGAGTTTGAAAAGTAAAGCTTAGAGAATTGCATAGCCTCACTGCCAACGCCTTTAGTTTGAGCGCTTATGCCGACGCCGCGCTTTACGCTCTGAGTTATTGCCATAACATAATCTTGAGCATACGCGCCGATTAACGCGCCCGCTGTAATTGGATTTGTATCAAAGCCTGAAATATTAGACCAAGTGCCGCCGCTGTCTCTCTCTTTACCTCGTATGCGTAAACCATATTCTGTTAATAGCCAATCAGCGCCCGCTATAACGCAATGACTAATGTCCGTGTCTGCTGCGAATGTATAGCCTACGCCTATTTCTCCACTTGATGCGTCGGAGCGATAACAAGTGGAGCGTGCTCCGTTTACCATGTCCTCTATATCATAGCCCGATGCTGTGCCAGTGCCGAGGCTAAGCGTGGATGTGCCGTTAGCTTGCTCTCCTGCTGTATTAAGTAAGAATAAAAAGCTCATGCGTATGACCGAAGCTGATGAATTTGCAAGTTCATTTGATTAAAATCGTCGTATCTCTTAAATGTCGGCGCTGATGTAATTATGCCATGCACTAGCTTATATTTAAGAATATGCGCTGTTGAGTCATATAAAAACACTGGCTCATCAAATGTTTTAATTAGCTCTAGCATATCATCTATTTCGCTATCTAGTATTCTATCAAACGTTACAGCGTGAAGTTCCTCTACATCGTAAGTCTTTTTGCCTACTTTGATTGTGTCTTTTATTGGCGATGACTTAATAGCAATCGGCCAATTTAAGCTAATTGATTCGCACCAATACGAGCTATTAACCGCACTGGTTGATCCTCCTGATGGTAGGTTAAGTCCGAATGCTTGCACATTTGATGCTGTTGTAAATTCATAAACAAAGTCCTGGCTAAGCCTTCCTACAAACTCGCCTTGAAAATCTGAACTAGAATAAATGCTAGTTGAGCTGCTAGGGAATGTTGAATACTTAACTAAATCAAAGTTAGTGCCTTGATAATTAACTGCGTCGACCATTACAAAAGTATCTGCTGTAAGTCCGTTTGTTTTATTTATCCAAGCTAAATGCACCGCGCTTGGTTTGCTCCAAGCTAAATGCCTAGCTCCTGCATAAGCGTTTCGTTTTCCTGTGCTTTGTGCTGCTGTAAGTTCGGTATTGCTTGCGTTCATTGCTCTAAACTCTGCCATTTGCCGCTTAGATTGATTGTGAAGCAATAATATAGGGGATGGTGGCACTAATGCGTTATCTACTACTGGCACGCCCTCGGATGTAAGAAGGCCGACAATGCTTGATATTGCTGCGCTAATTGCGCTTGCTATTGTTCCAGTATAAGGCGCTGCGCTTACTATGCCCGCTAAAATAGAGCTTGCTGCGCTTAGAGTTCCGGCAATAGTTCCCGTAACTCCTGCCTCTACTCCTGGCTGCGTTTCGTAAAGCTCCGCGCCTGAAACATAGATAGAATCATAAGCCGTAGGCAATCCGCATACGCCGTAAGAATGATTTAGAATGCAAATTAAAGTATTAAACCCGCCCGCGTGCGTGTCACTGGTTGACCAAATTTTGTTCTCTTGTGCGCTGCTACTATCTAAAACATTGTTATAGAATAATCTACAAAACCCGTCCGAGTTAGCGACGCCTGAAGTGTAAGTGTTCCACTTAGCCCAAATGCCGATTTTTACCCATTCATCGCGGGCAGGGAAGCTTGTATATGTAATATCTTCGCCACTAGGGGAATAAGGCGCATTATCAAACGTTCCAAAATAAGGCGCTAATGGTGCTAGCGTTATATCCGGTTCTGAATCGGTGTCTGCTGATCCTTCTAATACGCCGTAATCTCCTACAAATGAACCGCTTTCTTGCCTTCCGAATCTGAATAATTTCCCTCCGCACCAAGGAAAGCCCGTCGGTATGTAAACCTCAAATTGAAAATAGAACTCTGTAAATTCGAAAGATCCTTCTCCTGCTGCGATTATCTGCCAGGGTGTATCATCTGTTGATCCTATGTTAGCCCACTGAATTAATCCTATATAGCCGTTAAATATCGAAGGCGCTGTAATGCCCTCTGCTGTTGGGGTTGTAAATGGTGTCGTGCCCGCTGTTGTATATACGCTCGGCTCGTATGCTGATGCGTTTAAATACGTTCCAGGCATCGGATTAAAGCCGCCGCTTGTTGCGTCTAAATAATCAATGTCTAATATATCGCCTGATGGAATGTTTGCTACTATTGCAGTTAATGCCGCTGCTGCTGTATTTGCAAGTGCTGCTACTATAGGAACCGTTGCTGCAATGCTAGTAGTGGCTGCTGCTGCGCTGTTTGCTATTGTTCCTGTGACTCCTATTGCTAGGCTCCCTGCAATCGCTGTAGTAGCTGCTGCTGCTGTGGTTAATGCCTCGCCTGTTAAATCGCTAACTACTCCACAAGGCAAACCGCTTGCACCTGTTGTAATAGTTGGTGAACCGTTTGTAGTTACTGTAAAAGCATTCGGGCTTGAATCTATTGCTGGTGTTTCGGAAAGCTTTAGAAAAACTTGAATGTTTGCTGCCTCTATTACATCTGGGCAAAGCGTTTTGTCTGCTAAATGTCCTACCTCTGTAGAAGTTAGCACTTCATCCCAATAGCAAGTATGACAAAGCGCACCGCCAAATGCGCTAAACTCTGCCAAGTCATTAGGCATTGTTCCAGCTACTATAAAATCATCTGTTGAGTTTTGCGGAGTTGGTGCGTCTTGGCCAAATGATGCGTCTAATGTATTAGATCCGTTTAAATAGAAATCATTAGCAAACGTGCCGCCCTTTACGTATGCGATATGATACCAAGTGCCTGCCGTGATTTGTGCGTTTGTCGTGTAATTTAAAGCATCCGAACCGCTATAAGTTCTAAGCCTAAAGCTTCCATCTGCTTGAAGCGTAACAGAAAACCCTCTACCTGCTGCGCCGTCTGTTCCGTTTGCGTAGTTAACTACCAAGCCTTCTGCAAGGGAACTAACATAAATCCAAGTTGCAAACGTGAAGATAGTCGATGGTTTGTTTATGTTTGCTAGCGTGTGGTTATCTGTTGAGCCGTTATATAAATAGGCTCTATCCCCTGCTGTTGCTAGTGTGCCTGCTATCGCTCCTGTTGCCTTTGCTGCTGTTGTTGCAATAGTTCCCGTAACATCTATATCTAAGTTAGCTACTATGGAAGTAGTTGCAGCCGCTGCGCTGTTTGCTATTGTGCCGGTTATTCCCTCTGAATCCCCAGGTAGTCCACTTGGTGAGCTTATTAAACTTGGTGAATCGTTTGTAGTTACGGTAAAAGTGTTGGAACTACTGTCTACTGCTGGACTAACATTTAGTTTTAGAAATATTGCTAAATCGCCTGATTGAATATCTGCTGGACTTGTAGACTTGTCCGCTATGTCTGATACTTCTGTAGACAATAAATCATCTACCCAATATGCAACATGCGCTAAGGCGCAAGCACATGCAGGAACCTCTGCTGGATCGTTTACTATTGGTAACGCTAAAACAAAATCGTCTGATGATATTTGAATAGCTCCTGCGTCTAATGCAAAATCTTCATCATCGGTATTGTCGCCGTCTACATAAATATTATTGCCGAACGTTCCGTTTTTGACTATGCAAACGTGCTGCCATGTATCCTCTGCTAGAACTACTGTAGAGGTATAAGAACCTGCAAGCCCGCCGTCGTAAGTCCTTATTCTTAGTGTGCCGTCTGATAGTAATGCAACGCCCCATCCTTGGCCTGTTGCATCTCCATAGCTGATTATTTCGCCTTCAGCGATTGTGTCGATGTATATCCAGAATGAAAGAGAAAAGACCAACGAGCCTACATCTGGATTGGCTATTGTGTGACCATCGTTTGAGCCGTCGTATTGAAACGCCATGTTATGCCGGTAGTCCTAAAGGCGCATTAGGATTTCGCCCACCTGCTCCCGTTGGAGTGTTTACCCCTACTTTATTTAAATTCTCTATAGTTCCTAAAGTTTCTTTAGCTGAATTGTTTATTTTTCCTAGCTTTGAATTGATTTTTTCAGCGCTTGAATCAAATGAATCTGCTGCGTTTGATGCTGCGTTTACAAAAGTATCTATTAGAATATCTCTAATAGTTGATAGCTGTGAGAAGATAAAGAATATCTGATCTGAGCTTGCGCTTTGTAAATCCTCAAATGAATTAATGCCCTGTGAAGCAATCGCCTCAAATGCTACCCGCGCCTGTGGACTAAGACTATCAGACAAATAAGCGCCTAAGTCGCCCATTGAATTAATGCCGATTTCTGATGCTTCTTTTAAAAGCAACTCAAACGCCTTTAGCGCTGCTGCTGGATTAGCATCTATATTCTCTGCAAGTATTGAAAGTGCGTCGCTTACTGAGCCTGTGCCTACTAAGTTTTCTTGCGCTAATACGTTAAACGATTCAAGCCCCGCGCCGAACTCCTCTAGTGATACCTGGCCGTCTAAGAATAATCTAGTTAGCTCGTTCTTTGCGTCCTCTGCATTAATGCCTATTTCATCCATTAGCGATAGCGTGTTTACCATCGCTTCGTTAAAATTGTTTGCCTCACTAACTGCGTTTGCAAAGATGCCCGCTAAATCGTCGCCTAGCTTATCATTGCCGCCGGATACTACATCTGCAAGCCCTTGAACTAAGCCAACGGATTCACCGGCTAAACCGCCACCTACATTATACTGAGAAGGATCTAGGTTTATATTTCCGCGCACTCCCCTAAATGATGTGGGCAATCCGTTTTCCCCACCGAATAAACCCTCACGGGCTAAGCGTTCGGGATCGCCTTTAGAGCCAAATAGCCCACCTAAACCTAATAAACTAAACCCGCCTGTTAGTGGTGCTAGCGCTAGTGATTGTGCTGTGTTTGGTTTATTGCCGGATATTGCTTGCTGCAAGCCTTGTAATTGCAAATAGCCAAGGATGCCACCTGCTGCTACTCCTGCACCACCAGCTAAAGATCCTGATACTCCTGCCACTCCTGAACCCGCAAAGATCCCGCCAAAATTGCTTCCTAATACACCGCCGATAGCTGAACCGCCTGCTGCTTGTCCGAAGCCTAATTGTGCTGCTATTGCTTGGCCTAGTCCTGATGCGCTGGTAATCGAGCTACCACCTATATTAACAAAGCTCGCTGCAATCTGCGCTGCAAAGCCTACAGCTACACGTTTAAGCGCATCTTCTAAATTAAATGTTGTGCCGTCTATAGCGTTCTGGAATAAGTCCTCGAATAAAGAAACGCTGTTTTCAAATGCTTTTTTCTGCGCTTCCTCAAATGATTTTGCTATGTCCTCAAACTTACTTTTTACTGCAAGCGCCGCCGTTTCATCTAGTAGCGCGTCTGCAACATCTGGGTTTTGAATCCTAAGCGCTTCCTTTGTCGCTGTAGTTAAACTCTCTTTATATTGATTAAAGAATTGCTGAAAGTCTGCCTCGTTTACATCGTCAATAGCTTTTTGCAGACTTCGCCCTATGCCTTCTGCTGCTAATTCTCTTTGAATCTGTTGTATAGTGGTGAGCTGCTTTTCAAGCGCTTCCTGCTGTTCGATGCTAAGACGATTGCCTTCTGTGCCGCCTTTTACTTCTATCTCTGTTCGCTTCTCTATTATTTCAGCAAGTGCTTTTTCTATTGCCGCACGTTTTGCTGTTAGGTCTAATGTTTTTTCTAGTATTTGAACCCTTGATAGTTGACCTCTAAGATTAACGCCCGTGACGTTGCCTGATTCGTCTCTAGTAACTGGTGCGTTCCCTGCTCTGCCTAGTCCTTTTAGTTGCGCGTCTATTTCAGCTAGATTTGTTTTTAGTATTTCCTCTCTTGTGCTTATTAGGTTATCTGCAATAACTCCTAAGCCTCTGGCAAAATCATCTAAAAACTTTTGAAGCGCTGGTGAACTATTTAAGAGCCTACCTAATACACCGATTAAGTTATCAACTCCGATTGTAACTCGTGTCCAGCCATCTGCAACGCTTGTTTGCTCTTTTGGCAAGTCCCTTAGCTGTTCTTTTATTTTAGCTATAATAGCTACACGGTTTGCCTCTGCTCGCTCTGTCTCTGTGAGCGTTCCTTTTAATTTGCCTGTAGCTACTCGATAATCTTCTATAGCCTTCGTGTTATCAATATTTAGGCCGATGCTTTGGATTATCTTGTCGTTACCCTTTGCTAGCGCAACTGTTAATTGATCTAATCCGTCTTTAGCCGATATGCCATAAGCGCCGCCTAGCTTTTCTGCTGCCTCTGCTGCTAATAAGAAATCCTCTGGCTTTATGCCTGCTGCTGCTGCTCGGTTTGCTTTGGTGAATATGTCTAAATCGCTTACTGTGCCATTTAGCGCAGCTCTTAGGCTCTGAAGTCCTTCGCGTCCTGCAAGCCTCTGAGTTGCTCCATAAAGCGAATCAAACGCAGCACTTGCTTTCTCGATTTTATCGCCTTTTTCAATGACTTCAATCGCCTCAGCTCCGACTTGTTTTAGAACTGAAAAGCCTTTCTTAAGCAATTCTAAGCCTTGGTTAAGCTCAGTTAACGAACGCTTGGCTTGCTCGCCTTCTAGGGTAAATACTACTTTAATATCCCTTTCTGCCATTACCGCGTCCTCTTTCTTTGCTCTGTAATCATCTCGTTTTTAATCCGTTCTATTGTGGAGCTAATGAACTGTAAGAACAATAGATCCGCTTCATCTAGCTTAAGCTTTTTCGCATACTTTGCGCCAAGGTTTAATTTTTCTAAAATATCTCCTGTCACAAACACATAAAGGTTAATCCAAACTGATACATTCTCAGTCATTAGCTCTGCCGCATTAAAGGCGCACAGTCCAGAATAACAAGGTAAGGATGAAAGACAATCTCTCATGGGGAACCCACCAGCACTCCCAGACTGTGCATAAACTTTATCAAGCGCAATCTTTCGACATCCTACACAGTTAGCTTGTGGCGCTGAGGCATCGTGTGCCAGGCGCTTTTGAACTAGCTCTCTGAGTCCGTCTGGGATTGTTCTGGCTGAAGTATTTTTTTTTCATCAGCTCTGCAAGCCTCCTGATAGGAAAGCACAAGCTGGCGTTTTTCATTCAGCGTCATTGCTTGAAATAGTTCTGCTAAAATAGATTTCTCGTATTTAAGAGGCTCTACGCCTTCTTTGGGATGATGTATAAAGCCTTTGACATGGAATTTAATGTATTCGGAAAGGCACTGAGTTAATGCGCCTTCTAGTGCTAGCTCAAAGTATTTCGATTCTGAATCTACGCTAGTCCCTACCATCGCCGCCGCCTTAGATAATGCACATTCATTCTCTGCGTGTGAGAATCTAGCTATTTTAAATGTAAACTTTTCGTCCGCTATAGTCGTTTCCGTTTCGATTATAGGCGTGA